TGAAATCCTTGCTGAAATCAACCGTGAAGTTATCGATACTGTTAACGTTAAAGCTGTCAGTGGCGGTATTAACGGTTCTTTCGATATGGACCAAGATGCAGACGGCCGTTGGGCAGTTGAGAAATTCAAATCTCTTCTATTCCAAATTGAAGTTGAAGCTAATGCAGTTGCTAAAGCAACACGTCGTGGCAAAGGTAACGTTGTTATCTGCAGCAGCAACGTAGCATCTGCTCTTGCAGCAGCTGGTGTTCTTGACTATGCTCCAGCACTTGCAACTAACCTTAACGTTGATGACACTGGTAACGTATTTGCTGGTATGATCAATGGCCGCTTGAAAGTATTCATCGACCCATTCAGCACAGCTGATTATGTAACCGTTGGTTATCGTGGTACAAACGCGTATGACGCTGGTATGTTCTATTGCCCATACGTTCCACTTACTATGGTTCGTGCGGTTGATCCTGAAACATTCCAACCAAAAATTGGATTCAAGACACGTTATGGTCTTGTAGCAAATCCATTTGCTGGTGGTGTAAGTGGTGATCCACTTGGCACAAACGGTGCTAACCCATACTTCCGTACATTTAATGTGACTGGTATCGGTGGTTCTACATACAATAATGCAGCGTAATTAATTTAAGTCTTATTACCTTAGGACTACCCAGGAGGGCCATTCAAAAGAGTGGCCCTCTTTTTATCTTAATAAATACATTTATGAATACTAACTTTCTAGCATTAACTGGATTTAAGCTCAAGATTAGTTCTCCTGATTTTGAACATGTGGAATACTTTGCAACGAGTGCAAGTTTTCCTTCAATCTCGTTACCAGAAACTACATCAAGTTATCGCAACCGTGCAGGATTTGTAGCAGGCGACAAAATCACATATGATCCGTTGACCGTTCGAGTTGCAGTTGATGAACAATTAAATTCCTATCGAGAAATTTTCAATTGGTTAAGCAGCAATGTTGAATCACCTATTAAATATCATGATATTACGCTAAGCTTTATAACCAATCATAATAACACGTCAAGAGTTGTGCGTTTTGTAAATGCATTCCCAACAAACATGGGCGGTTTAGAATTTAATGTACAATCAACAGAAACAGAATATGCATCAATGGATGTCACTTTTCGTTATGATTATTTTGAATTTGTAGATTGATATATAATAGTATACCTTATTATGCTACAACTTGATGATATACTTAAAATGTGGGAAACGGACAGCAAGATTGATGAAGTGAATCTTGATGAAACTAGTATTAAGAGCGCATCATTGCATTCAAAATACTTGGAGCTATACAGCATATCTAAACTTAACCTTAAGAAAAAGGAACTCTCAATGGCTTACCTTCGCAAGGATAAGTGGATGTATTATAACGGCAAGATGACAAAGGAAGAGATGGATGAAAAGGGCTGGGCTTATGATCCATTTAAAGGAATGGCTAAACCATTAAAGTGTGACATGGATATGTTTTATACTACAGATCCTGACATCATGCGGCTGCAAGGACAAATGGAATATCAAAATACAATTGTTGAAACACTAAAAGATATTATGGAAAATATTAAGTGGCGGCACACAACAATTAAAAACATCTTAGATCACCGTAGATTTACAGCTGGAATATAGAGTATGCCAACGCTAGAGATACATAAACTTAATGAAGCATACCTAAGAGTTACCTCAACTGATGGTGGTGCTCTTATGGAGCTTTATGAACATTTTACATTTTATGTAGATGGATATAAATTTATTCCATCTTATCGCAATAAAATGTGGGATGGAAAAATCCGCTTGATGGATGGGCGCACTGGTAAGTTGCCTTATGGATTATTATTTGAAGTTATATCCTTTGCAGGTAAGCGAGGTTATGAAGTAAAGTTAGACGGCGATATAGTATCTCGTATTGTACCATCGCATGATGAGCTGCAAGCTTATGCAAAAAGCTTAAAAATTATGAACGGCTCAAATGTTATCGAGCCGCGCAGCTATCAGTTGGATGCATACTCGCATGCTTGTGCTGAAGGACGCAGCCTAATTATTTCGCCAACAGGATCTGGTAAGAGTCTTATTATTTACCTTATGGTACGTTGGTATCTTGAAAATCATGATGATAGCATATTGATTGTTGTACCTACCACAAGTCTTGTTGAACAGATGACTAAAGACTTTGCAGACTATTCCAGTGCAGATGAAGACTTTAGTACTGAACATGAGATACATAAAATCTATAGCGGTAAAGAAAAGAATTCCTTTGAAGCGCGTGTTGTAATTACCACATGGCAGAGCGCAATAAAATGCGATAGCTCTTGGTTTCGTCGTTATGGTATGGTTCTTGGAGATGAAGCGCATCTATTTAAAGCAAAGAGCTTGAATAGTATTATGGCTGCTTGTGTTAATGCAGGCTATCGTATAGGCACAACAGGTACACTGGACGGCAGCTTGTGTAATGAGCGTGTTCTTGTTGGTAACTTTGGTCCTGTTCATCGTGTTATTACTACGCGTGAACTTATGGATAGTGATACACTTGCGGAATTAAAGATACAGTGTATTGTACTTAATCATAGTGATGAACTTAAAAAGATTGTTTCAAAGCTTGACTATAAAGGCGAGATTGATGCAATTGTTTCGCATGAACCGCGTAATCGGTTTATTTCAAAACTTGCAGTAAGTCAAACAGGAAATACATTGGTGCTCTTTAATCTTGTTGAGCGACATGGTAAACCATTACATGCAGCCATAACAGAGCTTGCAGACGCTTCACGCAAAGTATTTTATGTTAGCGGTGAAGTAAATGCAACGGATCGCGAAAGCATACGTGAAATTACCGAAAAAGAAAATGATGCAATTATTGTTGCAAGCGTAGGTACTTTCTCAACAGGAATTAATATTAAGAACCTGCATCAGATTATTTTTGCAGCCCCAACTAAGAGTCAGGTACGAGTCCTGCAGAGTATTGGACGTGGCTTACGTAAATCCGATAATGGCAGTGTGACAACCGTATATGATATTTCAGATAATTTCGCATGGAAGAAGAAAAAGAATTATACGATGGTACATGCTATAGAGCGTATTAAGATTTACGAAAAGGAACGTTTTAGTTATAAAATCTACGAGATACCTTGCAAATGATTGAAAAAATATTTGATACTATACAAAATTCTAAGATTGTCATATATGGTTTAAACAGCGGGCGAAAACTTATAGGAGAATCCTATAAGGAAGATGATACATCAATTACTTTACGTTGCCCGTTTGAAATACAACAGCTATTTGTTGCCCCTAACGGGTATCGGCAAATATATACGCCGTTTGTAGTTAATAATGATAATGAGGAATGTACGATCTATAAACGATCAGTAGAAACACTTACAGCTGCAACTGATGACGTACGATCAAAGTATATTGAGGCTTTAATAACTGATCGTTTGTTAAACTTATTGGATCTCGTTGATCCTTTAGATCCCTCTCTTGCAATTGATAAACCGTTATCACAATCATCATGCAGTAAATTGATTAATCGTTGGAAGTTATAGGATATATAATATTGAACGATAGATTATTATACCATGCTTGTCTTTACATGTAAATAAAAAAATGCACTGCAATGAAAAAAAATGCAGTGCAGTGAAAATAACTATATACATTTTATCAAAACCGTATATAATATAAAATATGAAAAACGAAAATATAAAGCGTCGCTCACGTGGCGAAGATTACGTTAACAATAAGGAGTTCTCACAAGCCATCTCCGATCATGTTAAAGCAGTAAAGGCTGAAATTGCAGAAGGACGTGAACCGCCGCAACTAACACGGTACATTGGTGAATCTTTCTTGAAGATTTGTAACGGGCTGTCACGCAGTCCAAACTTCATGAATTATAGTTATCGCGAAGATATGGTTATGGATGCAGTTGAGAATTGTATTAAGGCTGTTAAAAATTTCAATTTTGATGCGCCTACACGCACTGGCAATGCAAATGCATTTTCATACTTTACTCAAATCAGTTACTTTGCATTCCTACGACGTATTG